CCTGAATATTACGAATGCCGTGTACACTATTACCATTCTTATCTTGTAAGTGAAATGTAGTTTCAGATTGACTAGGAATATCTAAACACATACCATAATCCATGTATGTATCCATCCACTTCAATACTGCTTTGCGTTTAACCATTGCTCTAGGACAGTTAGGGTCTTTCCAATCAGCAGGCCATTGACCTTTTAGAATCTGAAAACCACCACTGTCACCCAACATGAATGTGCCTTTTTCACGTTTGCGAATGATACTTTCATTATGGTCATCTTTAGTTGGATCTAAGTTTGCATGACCAGCAGAGTATAGTCCCCACTTGTAATAGTACAATCCTTCTTTAGAATTTAAGAAGTTTAGTTTTTCAACGTCACCATTAAAGCCTTGAGGAATACGTGCTTGGTCAAAATAGTTTTCACCTTCACGTTGTTTACCCAAGCCAGCAATATAAAAACTACTGACTGCGGGTAAGAACAATGCCCAATCAGGATCATGTTGATTAGATAAATTTACTTGTTCCATTAAGGTCTCATTAATTCTTGTGCTGTATTATGACCAGGGCTCTTAATAAGGGTTCTGATCATTTTGATTTGGTCTTTTTTATTTTCAATATCATTAACCAAGTCTTTGATACTAGGATGTTCTTGGGCTAATGTCTGTAATTCAAGTTCCTCGTCACGCTTTTGTCTAGCCCAATCAAGCAAACTCTCTGCTTCAACATTAAGACCTATAGATGGAATAGACATGTTAAGCATGACCCAATTATTACCATCAAACACTTCCATGTTCTGTGAACTGGTATTATAACGCATATTACCTACACCTTGTAATCCTGACATCCCATTTACATAGGTACTAGATGAAGTGTTGGTAACCTGCATATAACGTCCACTGGACATAATACTCTTAATCATTTTGTTTTTGCTGGCAATAGATATTGATATAACGCTAGACCACTATCAACTGTAATCTCTGCCGCACCTTGGTCGCTAATACGGAACTTTTTGTCACCTGGCAAACTAAGAATGCTCATTACTTGATTAACAGGCCACTGCCATTTGTTAGATAGTGAACCACTAACATTACTTTGGAATACAAAATTACCACTGTGTGTACTTGGATCACCAAAATAGATTTTCAAATCACTGCCTTCAAGTTTAACTGCAAAGTTTTGTTCTTCACTATTAGCACTTGCTTGTTTCTTTAGTCGCAAAATACTTGCTACGCTTGGTTCAAACTCTACGTTCCAACCATTGCCTTTAAACGTAACGTTCTTAACTTTGTCATCAATAACACTCTTAGCCATTAAACGATAGTCATTAACAAATGAACCATCTTTTGTTTCAAAGTGAATGCATTCAGGAGAATCAACACCGTCACGATTTACACGTGTCATTGAGATTTTACTATCTGCATCATAATCATCAAAACCAAGAATAGTTTTTAGTTTACCTAAGTTAGGCATACCAAAAGTGCCAATGAACTCGGCATTTGGGTTCTTGAATGTACCACTGATGATAACACTTTTATCTTCTGCAATTGCATTGATAGTTGTGTTAGTGTCAGTACCTGTTACCTTGATTAGATCAATAAAGCCCAATGCTGAGGTATGTTGAATAATATCTAATAATGTGTCTTTCATTTTATGTCCTTTAAGTTATTTAGGAAGATTCTTTGTGTATTATAGTGGATTTCTTTGCGAAAGTAAACAGTTAATTTACCCGAATGAAAATAATTCATCGAAGGTTGATTTAGTATCTGTAACACTACGCAAGTCCCAATCCAATACACCCAATAGATTCTCAATCTTCTCATCTACTAGTGTTTGTTCCATTGCCTCATCATCGAAGGGCAAGTCTGTAAACCATTTTGGTAGTCTCAATTCATCTGTCGGATATGCTATGCTTGTAAAACCTAACGGGTTACTTTTAAGTTTACATACAACTACCTTCATACCATCTACAATCTTTTGACTATATTGGTCACTATTCACTCTACGCAAATAGTTGTAATTAAGTGCGGCTCTTACATGACCTGGCATGTTCTCACGACCTTTAGCACTTCTTGCCTCTTTCTCACCATACATTGTTAATTTGTTAACACTCTTTGGTGAACCTTTTGTCCAACTATCTTGTTCTGATAATGTGCGTTTAAATTCTTTAATCTTTTCAATGACTTCTTCTTTAGATTTACCTTGTTGAATTACCATTTGTAATATAGACATTAAGAACTCTTGTACATATTTAGGAGTATCAGCACGTTTCAGGTCAAGACCCATAGCCTTGATATCACCCAAGTTACCATTTTTATCTTTACGCTTACCTTCTTTATCAAAGATATTAATAGCATAGCGTTTCTTTGTGATAAAGATACTACGATCACCGATTAGTTCACGACCAGCCTTAATGATTTCACCATTCTTTCTAGGTGAATGAAATGCCTTTTCCATGAAAACAGGAAAACTCTCATTAGTTTGATCAGCAATACTATCATATAAACCAATACAAGTTTCCTTGTTCCAATCTAATTCTCCATTCACTATTTGTGATTTAAGAATAGGATATGCGGTGAAGTAACAACTATCAGTATCACCGTATACAATTGCTTCACCTTCATGTGTATACTCACCGGTCACAGTTTGATTAATATGGCTCATCATATGACGAACAATCTGACGACCACACAATGTTACACTTTGACCAATACGTTTATCATAAAAACGACAATGTTCATTCAACAATGCACCATAAGCGGAGTTCAATAAAATCTTACGAACAAGTTGTCGCTTATCCCAATACTCACGATCCTCGATAGTGGTAGACTCACGCAATTTCTTTTGCATTTCTTTTCTATCACTATACCAACGACTTAGTAATCCGGGAACAACACCCTCTTTTTCATAAGTAAAGATTGTACCATTTGCACTAAGCATCCAGGGCTTGTGACTATCAAATATCATTTTCCATATTTCTGCCGCAGACATTTCTTCACTACGACCATCTTCAAAGTCAACTGTAAGAGTTGTGCCTCGTTCTTGGTTCATAATTGCAGTATACTCTAATGCACCAAACAATCCTTCCCATAGAATAGCACCACCAACGTCATCATCACCGTCTTTATATCTTTTCTTTTCTTGTGCTAATCTAAGGCCCTTGTCCTTCATGTATTTTTCTGTAACAGTTTGCCGTACTTGGGCAATAATAGTCTCGCCTGCCATGTTGAGGGCTCTAATGACTGACGGGTAGAGACTGTTGATATCAACTGCTCCGACATATTCGTGCATACCTTTTTTGGGCGTAGCAACATAGGCACCTGCCGCTTGTTGAGTTTCATCTGCATTTTCACTCCTTCGTTTTTTATCTGGTACAACTAATCCTCGTTCATGTGCCTCATTGTAGATTGCCATTTCAATCATTGCAACCGAACCCATGACAGTTGGCAGTAGAACAGTATTCTCATGTGCCAACTGATTAGCCAATTCTAAAAATTTAAGTTTGTTGTGAATCTTAACCAACAACATCGTATCTTGTCTATTATACTCTAAAAACTTTTTAAAGTCTTTATTATATAATTGGTCAAGAGTACCCTCATATTGAGTTTTGTTTTCACCTACTTCCATTTCACCAATAGCATCTAATTTATAACTATGGCGACTTTCGTAGTTGTACTTTTTGTAAAGTTGAAGATAGTCCATGTGTATACGACCAACCAAATCATATGTTTGTTCTTCTTTACCGAATCTTTCATATGTTCTTGGTTTAGGCAATTGACCCAATAGACAGAACTTGCGTGTATCATCTTTACTCATTACTCTAGTAACACGATTAACCATATATGGTATATCATATCCTTCTGAGTTCCAACCAGTCAATACATCAGCATCTTCAATCAATTGAAAGAAAGTATCAAACATTTCCTTTTCATTACTAAAAAGCAAACAGTTATCAAACTCTTTAGTAATTTCTATTGCCGTTTCTTTACTCATGTGTTTAGGTGCAATACACATTGTAATAAGTAAGTCTTGCCAATCTAAATACATACTGATAGCAGTAACTGGATTGAATGGATCACTAGTAGGGCTGAAACCTTTCTCAGGATCAAAGTCTACTTCAATGTCAAAGAAACAGGTATGTAGTTTGGGTGCATCAACCTTCAAGTAGTTTTCGCTTAGGCAACGAAACACTACATTGATATCACTTTCAAATATTTTTTTGTTATTATGTATCCTACGTTCTTTTTCAAACTCTGTACGCTTGCGTGTACTGAATCTGCTTACTGGATCACCATATATACTACGATACTTACCTTTAGGGTCACTATAGTATAAAACATAATTTGCAGGATACTCATTATAGTGGCGTTTGCCGTCACTACCGCGTTCTACTACATAAATTCTATCTTCATCCCTAGAATGGATGGCATCGACATAACTCAAAGTGTTTTGCCCACAGTTTCCAAAATAGTATTAAGTTGTTCGTGTTCTTGATTTGCTTGCCCTAGATTTGCTTTATGGGCGATGCGAATTGCCTTTTTAAGTACACTAGGTTTAACTTCTAGTTCTTCTGCAATTGCTTTTACTGTATCGGTGAGACCACCGTTTAATGTATCAATCTCATGTAAGACAGCCATGCCTTCATTGATTAATTGGGTTAGTTTGATTTTTTGTTCGCCGTTGAATGTTTTCACATCACTCATAGTTACTCCTTAGTAAAGTAGTTATTATACACTATTTTGCTAAGAAGTCAAGGATTTTGCGTAATTCTGGTAACCTTATTTTTACTGAAAAATTTCCGGATGATTTTTTCCGTAAATTTTAATGTACTTACCCGCCATCATGTCAGCCATTGCTTCAACTGGACTGCCAGGATAACTATCGTCAGGTCCAACCATATTTAATTGGTCTTGTCTATGATGTACTAATTCATGGAATATAGTTCTAAATATATCTACCATGTTTCTATTAGCCACATATACCCAAATTCTACCATCACTAGTATGACGCCCGGTATGATGACCTTCTTGTGCTTGTTGTGTATTTTTACTTAGTGTGATTTTTGGATAAGGTTGTTTAATATGTAATCTACGTATACTCCAATTGACAAAATCTTTGATTTGTTGCATTTGGTCTTTGCTATCAATAGACTCTGCTACTCCAGCTAATTGTGGTTTTCTAGTCGTTTGTTGCAACATAGCCTGATCTCGTTTAAATTTTTCATAGGCATCTCTTCCCATAAAATATTTTTTCTCTGGTGTAGTATCTTGACTTTGTTGTGGTAATGCTAATTTACGAACTGCATCATAGTCTAATTTTTTCTTAGGTTGTGGTTTTTGTGGGGCAATGAAACCCAATAATCCCTCATCCGTAGTTTCTTCACCTAATTCGTCTTTGTATTTTTTAATCCAATAATCTGGAGTATGACCATATTTACTCACAAATAAATCATGTAACTTCTTAGTTTCAATTTTATATCTGCGACTAACACGTTGCATTAATTGATCTATGGTATCATAGTCGTGTTTCTTTAGATTTGGCAATTCTTTTGCTAAATCTTTTACGGCTGATTCTGATAAAATTTCATTTATTTTCATAATATAGTATTTATCACAAGTACAAAAGTAGCTCACTTTTGAAATTACGGTAGCGAATCGTTTTCTCAGGCCAGCAGCCGGCCCACACTAATAACGCAAAGGTCCTAAGGTAGTGTGTTCTTTAAGAAAGTATCAGCAAATTTCTTGCAAAGACTCTCTATTTTACTATTTTTCGTTGTTAGAATATGGAATTTCTTATGCTGATAGCGTTCACTTTCGTCCTGACTAGGATCACTATAACCGCAATAGACTTTATGAATACCTAAATTGTCAATTAAATCTGTACAACTTTCTCCATATCTTTCATCCATACCCTCTGAGCAGGGACTACAAGTTGTAATAATAATGCTACCTGCACCTATTTTACCGTACTTTTTATGATAATTATCTATAGCGGCACGTTCACCGTGAACACGTTTTCCATTTTTGGGATAGTTTATACCGTATACTTTGTTGTTATTCATATCTAATACACAACTAGCAACCATACCATAATAATCACTATTTTTCTTTTGACCGTCAATGACCAACTCACATAACTCAACTAGTATGTTATCTAATTTCTCATGGTCATGTATTTGAAAGTCGCTTAGTTTCATACAGGGGAATATGGGTTTTTATATCTGTCATACCCGTCATCTTCTGGATATACTGGATAATCATTTGGATTCATTATTCACGCTCAGTTTTAAGAATACTACGAATGAACCATGCCTTCTTACCATATAGGTCTTGTAATTCAGCCATATAGTTAGCAATGCCTTGTTGACGACCTTCTGTTGCTTGGTCAAAGATTTGAACCACCAAATCACCTAACTTTTCAGTATCTTGTAATAATTCAACAAACATTAATTGGGCACGTGGAATCTTTGTTTGATCCTGAATAATAGTTAACTCTCCATAGCGTTGTAAACTACCTGGGGTATAACTACCTATCACTCTTATATATTCTGCTATAGGATCAATTGTTTCATTTACATCTTGATATAATGTATCTAAGAACATATGATATTGTGGAAAATTACTTCCTTCAACGTTCCAATGAAAGTTCTGTGTTTTGATAGCAAAACTCTGTGTACTTGCTAATAATATTTTTAAGCTGTCTGATAACATAATTTATTTAGTGCCTCAATAATAATGTAGAAAGAACGTTCTGGTCATTAGCACTTACATCACCTTCACCAGGAGCAACAATAACATTGTATTTCATGCCACCTACTTTAGGCTTACTCATATACTCATCATAAGATAGGATACTTGATGGGCTGATATTGTATGCTTGTGCTAATCTATCTTTTAACTGTTGTAATTTTTCCGAGTCAGCAACTTGCCACTGTCCATCAGGTCCTTTATCTAAATTGCCTTTAGCATCTTTCTTTAACAAATCATAGAATAACTTCTCAGGAACAATTCGACTATTTTTAGTTTTATCTAAGTTAGGATCATTTTGTTTGACTTGTTTTTCTTGACTTGTGTTAGCACCCTCACTCCAATTGATAATAAAATTATTTGGTTTCTGTGCTAATGCGGCACCTGCCATTTTAGTATAAGCATAGAACTTAACTTTAGGATGCTTTTGTGCCATCTTTAATGCCATATCTAAGTATTCTGGACTAAAGAAGTCACCGGCATCATGCCAACGAATAGTAACACTATAACCACCTTTTTTACCTAATGCTTCTTCTTTACTAATTTCTGAACTTAATGTATCAAAGAATCCGTTTGGATCATTCAATAGATATGTAAGAATACGACCATCGCTTAACCAAGCGGCCTTAAATTGTACTTTACCACCTTTCATTGCAAAACAATCTATTTTACAACTACCAGCACCTGGACATGTATTAACAATAATTAACTTACCGGTTGATTCATCAACTGCAACACCGGTCAATGCCGCAAAGCCTACGTTAAAGAACTGTTCTAACTCGCCGTTACTATGCTTCATCTTTTCATTTTGCTTCAGTAATTTCTTAGGACGAGTTTTTAATGCATCAATAACTGCTTCTTCTTTAAAACGCTTACCTGCTTCGTCATAGTATTCGATAGCACTACTACGATGAATATAAGGCATTTTGTATTTGTCAGTCTTAGTCTTACCGGTTGTATATTTAGGTATGCCTTTTTTATCTACTTTGACTTTACCTGTTTTCTTATCTATGTCATCAGTACCCTTGATACGATTCATATAGTCTTGAAATTCTTGACCACTTAGTTCACGCTGATCTGCCGGTAATGCTGTTGCCTCAGATATATCTTCATATGCACTTACAATAGGTTTACCTTTATGACTAGAGTTGGCGGCTTTACCTGTTCTACTAGCTCTCATTTTATCACCACTACCACCTATATGTGCGCTACCTGGAAATGTTACCTCTGCTTTACGTGGTTTATGATATTTTCCTTTTGTTATCTGACCGCCCCTTGCTAAAAAATCCTGGACTGCATCTTCATCTATTTCTTCATCATAGAAGGTATCACTAGCAAGTTCATCATATGCTCCTGGTTCGTCACCTGCTTGACTAGCAAATTGTTGAGGTGTCATTACTTTAACCCCATTAAATGCCCCCGGAAGTTTGGGTGTTGCACCTTCCATTAACTCTATGATATTCATTTTTTAAGTCCTGATAGTTTAATTATGTTATTTAATTGGTTAGTGGATTCATCTAACTCTTTTGGCTTTTCTTCTTGTTTTTTCTTTGCTAACTCTTGTTGTTTTGCTTTTTGACCAACACGTTTGACCATAGCTTGATAATCATCACCATAGTCAGCTTCTTTAGGTGGTATATAGTCACCTTTACCTTCTAAATTAGGCTTCTTATGTTTTTTCTTCATATTGATAGCAATAGCAGCCTGTTGTGCTAAGTTCTTTGCCTCATAAATTTTTTGTTCGGCAATCATTACTAATTGTTGCATTTCTTCAATAGACTCACAATGCCATCTACGAAGGCTCTTATTAATATTGCTATTTGGATCACGTGCAGTTTTAGCACTGGTACGATGTTTCTTCATACCACGCATTCTAGCACAAAAACTAGCACGGCGTTTAGCACTCTTACTGCCCTTCTTTAACTTACTTGGCTTAGTAGTTACAGCAGTTTGAATTTTGCTACCCGGGTGACTACGGCGATAACTCTTTACAGATTTACTACTCATTCCACCTACACGTTTGTGATTATACTTTGACCAGTTTTCACCTTCCGCCATTCCTTGCTCTAATCCAGTAACTTCACATACAAAGTTGATGGCGTCTTGTAGAGAATTGAATACTTCGTGTTTCATTCCTATCTCACCTGAATACTCTACACGATACATATTACCTTTTCTACCTACTGTTACTTCAGGAGTATAATGTCCACCTTCGTTGTCATTGTATGTATATGCTTCGTCATACGCACCTAATTTTTCTCTATGCCAACCTTCGCCTGGGACACCGTGACCTGATAATTTTTCTAATGCTGATAGCATAGATGATACTTGTTTTTCAGAGTCTTCCGACACACCTTGCTTTTTTGGATTAGTTACTGTAATTTTTAAAAATTCTTCTGTATCGGACTTGGGTTTAGTTTTAAAATTAGGTTTATAATTTTGAATATCGGTATATTGTTTAATAGCAGATTTCTTAGTTACTTCTGCCACACCCTGATCTAAATTTTCATTTTGTTTCTTTTTAGTGGCAACATTGATTGCTTGACCACTACGCTCTGGATTAGGATCTTCTCTACGTTTTCTTGCGGCAGCACTTGCACGACCTTTTTTACCTAAGTTATGAGCCTTACTTTGTGGTAAACATTTTGGTTTACCCTCACTATCATCACCTCTAGCACAATCACCACGAATCTTACCATCAGGTCCAAAACGAACCCATTTTTCTTTAAACCATTGATGTAAATTTTCATCTAATTCTTCTATACTTTCTTCTACACTCTCACTTTTATTACCCCAGTTACTAGCACCTGCTTTACGACATTTTACTAATGCACCACTAGCATAAGCACTTGGCCATACTTTGTAACGGCTTTTTACTTTATAGTAACAAGCATCTTTCTTTTCATTCATTATCATTTCACTGAACATCGGGCCATTACAATGTGGACATTTTTCTTCTTGTTCTTCATTCGTATTCTTTACACAGTTGGGATATGTTTTGCCAAACATTTTTTTGTTACCCTCTTTGTGATAACCTTTCCAACATGCTTCTTCTAAATTGTCATGTGAATGATCTCCGTGAGTTTGACACATACCGCAATCAGGACATGTCATTTCCATCTCTATACTTTCATTGTGTTTCTTTTTACCTGCACAATGTGCTTTTTGACTGAAACCCTTTGGATGTGAGCAATCAATACTACGCTTATATTTCTCACTCCATCCTTCAATAATTATTTCAGATAATTTCATTTCACTAACCTCTTTTTATTAACAGTAACAACTGCTTCCATTTTGGTTGGTAAGTTTTTGTAGTTTTGTTTCTTATCTGCACTATGAAACTCTTTACCTACTTTAGGACTTATTCCAACTTTTTTGGCAAACTTTGGATTATGTGCTACTGCAGCCATTGTTCTGAATTGTGCTTTACTTACTGATTTCTCATCTAGTGTGCCTTCCGCCACACCTTGCTGTTTATCTTTCTCTGCTTGTTTCTTTGCTTTCAAGTCAGCATAATATTGACGCAACTTGTCATCTGTCTTTGGTTGTGCTATACCACCTTCAATTACATCAATGCCAGGTTTAGTTTGTGGACTTAACATACGTACTATGTCGTTAGTATTACTTTGAATAATTTTCTTACCAACTTCAACGTTCTGTGAATTGAGTTTACCGGCTAAATCAGAAATCTTTTTAACTAATGGAAGTATTTGATTTTCTTTAGAACTACCAAACATACCTTCATTGACTGAATTTAATGCACCATTAGGCCATTTAACTTGTATCTTTTTAGTTGGATTCTTATCTGCTAGTGTTTTTGCTACACTAAATGCTTTGTTACTTGTAAACTCTTTCCAAGGACGTCCATTAATCATAACAGTAAACATTCCTTCTGGTTCACCTTCACCACTTAAATCACGTTGGGGTTTGCGAAATCCTGTACGATTGTTATCATAGTTATTATAATCACCCTCACTGATTTCCTCTTCACTACGCATGTAATCACTAACTGTAACTAACATATATTTTGCTACAGCAATTTTCTCTTGACACCATTCTGGTAAGTTGTCACCTGCACTGATAACATTATCAATACCATCTATTGCACGGCGCATCGTTTCAAGATTATTATCTACCATACCGGCTTCATCATCATACTCACCGTTGAATGCTTCTTTTGCCATGATATCACGTGACATTGGCTTTTTACCTATTCCGCGGTCTTTGGATCTTTTGAATAATTCTTCTCGTC